AACACGATTAGATGAGAGTGGTAGACCAATAGGTCAAAATCAATCGTTTAGAATTAAGGCGGATGTGGTTGAAAATGATATGACCGAGAAACAAAAAGAACAAGAAAAAAGAAAATCACTAATAACATTTTAACATGACTATAAAAGAGAATGGAGTCTATAAAGGCTTAATCAAAAAGAATGAACAAGGGTTAAACATTTTATCAATGGTTGAAAGCCCTGCTATTGAAGTTGAATACATTAAAATGAATAAGGAGGATGAGCCTATTCAAATTAAATGTGAAGTGTTGAATGAAGAAAAAAGAATTGTTATTGCACCTGCAATGGTACCGGATTTAGTAATACCTAGAGTGAGCAAACAAGGCGTTAAGTTCTCAGTTTACTTCGATAGAGAAACTATTTTTGAAAGTTTGTTTAAATTATCCTCTGAGCAAAAAGACCAAAACATAGATATTAACCACAATCAAGAATTGATTAACGGTGCTACTATTATCGAAAAGTTTATAACTGATGAGAATAGAGTTCAATCAGTTAAAGGATTTGAAAATATGCCGTTTGGTACATTGTTTTTTACAGCTATTGTTACCGATGACCAATTATGGTCGGATATTAAAGCAGGCAAAATAAACGGCTGGAGTATTGATGGGCAGTACACTCTAGAGGAAACCGATGTTGAATTAACAGAAGAAGAAGTAAATTTTTTAATAAAAAATAATATTTAAGCATTTTTTTTTGTTATATGATTAAGACATGGATTTAACATTATCAAAAATATTAAATAAAGTTTTACCGAATGACGTAAAACTTCAATTAAAAAAAGAGATTGAAGCCTCAATCAAACTACAAGAAGAAATTCAATTAATGACAAAAGAATACGCTTTAGCAGACGGCACAAAACTAAAAGTTAACGGTGAGTTAGCTGCCGGCACAAAGGTTGATGTTATGCAAGCCGACGGAACAATGATTCCAACTCCAATGAATGGAGAGGTTGAGGTAATGAACGAAGATGGAAGCATGACTGTTGTTAAAGTTGTTGAAGGTGTTATAGCTGAGGTTAAGCCAAAAGAAATGGAAATGAGCGAAGAAGATAAAGCTAAAAAAGCAATGGAAGACGAAGCTAAGAAAAAAGCTGAAACAGCCATGCAAACTCAAATGAGCAAACAACTTAGTGAGATTGAATCTTTAAAGAACGAAAATAAATCTTTAAAAGATGCGGTTAATAAAAACACTGAATCAATCAACTTAATTTTAAGTGTATTTAAGACTTTGGAAGAAACTCCAATGCAAGAAGAAAACATTAAGATGAAGTCTTATGAAGATATGACTCCGGCTGAGAGATACAGATATAACAAAGGATTAATGTAATGGCTAAGAAAAAAGAAACTGAAATAAAAGAATTTATCAATCCATTCACTCCTAACTTAACTTATATTGAATGGTTAAAGCAAGTTCCGAGTGATGTTGATATGAAAGAATACTTAACAAGTGGTGGGTTAAGTGAAAGCGAAGTAAACCACATATTAAACGAATTAGAAATCATAAACAAAAAATAAAATAAAATGGCAGTAACATACACAGGTCAATCAACTATTAAAGGGCCTAACTTAGTACCAGTTTTACAAGAAATATTCCATGAGAATAAAACTATTGCTAACAACTGGGTGACTTTCAATGATGACATGAAAGAAGGTACAATCATTACTACAGCCTCTGTTGGTGCTACTGCACAGGCGTATACAGGTAATGCGTTAACTCCTTCTAACTCTATTCAAATTACTGATAGAGTTGTTAGTTTAACTAAATTAGAATATCGTGAAGACTTTTTAGAGGAGGCAATTAGAGCAGGTCGCTTTAATCAGTCAATGAAAAAAGGTGCATGGGAAATTGAATCAAACGAATTTAATAGTAAAGTGTTAGGAATGTTTGCTCCAAAAATTTCAGCAGATTCTGAAAGATTATTTTGGGGTGGCATCACAGCAGGAACAAAAACAGCTATCGCTGGCTTAACTCCGGGTGCTGGTCAAGGTTCTATTACAGCAGCAACACAAACAGCCGTAGCCGGTTTAACAGCTGGTTTAGTTGATGGTATATTCACTAAGGCACTATACGATAATAGTGCGTTAGGTCAGTATATCAAAGTAACCGGAACAACCGTAACAAGCTCTAACATTGCTACTGAGGTAGGTAAGATATTCGCTGCGCTACCAGTTGAAATGTTAGAAGACTCTAGCGACCCAGTATTCATCTACTGCCCATTAGCTTGGAAGCAATTATGTTACAATGCTAACAACACTGTTGGTGCTGCACAACAAATCAATTTTGTAATTGAGGGCAACAACTTTGCAACAAGTAGAGTGTTTTATAACGGATTAGAATTAGTGTTTGTTCCAGTACCACTAAATACATTAGCTTATGCTCATAGAGCTTCACGTGTAATGTGGAATAGTGACTCTCATACAGATATTTCTAAAATCGTAATTGATAAGAAACAAGCTGATGCTGATGTTAAATTTATCCGTGCTATCTACACTATCCAAGCTCACATTGCTGATGCTAACAAAGGTGTACTTTACGGAGGTTAATCAATAAAAAAAATTAAGTTAATATGCCTTGTTTAGCAATATCATCCGGTCACACTTATACAGGTTGCAAGGATAACATCTCAGGAATAGATGAAATCATTGTAACCGAGTATAACAACCTAGACCAAACAAATATAGCGAAGTATGCTACAACTGCAAACGTTGTAACTACCTTAGTACTTGCAACAGGTAAGCAAGGTTGGAAATATGATTTAGGAAAAGAAATGATTAACGTATCAGATAACTCAACCGTGAGTGCTGAGTCTGATACCGTGTTCTACACGCCTCAAATCACATTTACAACTAAAGGCTTTACTACTTTATCGAAAGTAAACTTAGACACGTTAAGCCGTCACCGTTTGCTTATATTCGTTAAACGTCGTAACGGTACATGGTGGTTAGCTGGTTTAGACGGTGGCATGGATGCAACAACTATTGAAAATCCATTTGGTCAAAAGTATGAAGATTTTAGCGGACACATTGCTAACTTTTCAGGTAAATCTGAAAGTCCAATGATTGAAGTAAATGCTTCGTTAATCACAGCCTTGTTAAGTCCTGCACTATAAAATAAAATTGGTTTGTAAAAATAAAAGAGCTACTACATTTGTAGTGGCTTTTTTTGTAAAAAAAAATAATGGTTTTAGAAAAAAATACAACAAATAAACTTATCTTTACAGGCACGGAGAAAGGCACTTTGATTAATCCTAATTATTTAATCGAGTTTATTAAAGATGACACAAAAGAAAAAGTTTACTGCATAGGTATTGATAGTTCAACAAACATATTAGTTTACAATAGATGCGATGTTACAGATGTTAGCGGAACGCCAAACCCTTTGAATAGTGAAGTTAAATTAAATGACGGATTTTACATAGTTAATTTTTACGAACAATTAAGTGCAACAAATTTAGACCCTACAGGATTAACAAAAGTTGAAACAAAGATACTGAGAGTGATGAAATCAAATTATGTAAGTCCAATAAAAGAATACAACAATCCTAATAATACAACCTACGTTTACAATGGCTAAAAAAGGAAATACAAGCATAGAAAGAATTTTAGCGAGTAAAGTTAACCGTTTAGAATTACGTGAAGACTTAGGCAATGATATTATTAAGTGGGGTAAGAAAAACGATTGGGGTAATTACTTGTTAGGATTAGCAACTTCACAATCCGAACACGGTGCGATACTTAAAACAAAATCTAAGTATTTAACTGGGTTAGAAATTGAAAGTGATAATTTAGAAGCGCAAAAGTTTTTAAAGTATGCGAACCCGAAAGAGTCATGGTTTGATTTAACAAAGAAATTAGATATTGACGATGTAACGTTTGGTGCAATTGCTGTTAAAGTAATTCCAAATGTATTCGGAAAACCCTTGTATTTTTACCATGTAGACTACGGTAAGTTAAGAGTTTCGAGATGTGGTAATTATTTAGATTACTCAAATGATTGGCAGGTTAATGAATACATAGAACCACGCATAAGATACCCACGTTATTACGACGGTATCAAAAAGCCTTCTATCTTAATTTTAATGGATTATTTTCCGACCTCTAAAAGGTTTGAGGAGTTCTATGCAAAACCTTCTTATAACAGTACTTTAACTGATATTGATACGTATGTAAGGATTAGTACTTACTTTAATAACTTAGTTCAAAATAATTTTGGTAAAAGCGCAATTGTAACAGTATTCAAAGATGACCCAACCAACCCTGAAAAACAATACATAAAAGCAAATGTAAAGAATGAAACAGAGGGTGAGGAAAGTGCAGGCGGTTCTTTAGTTGTATTCACTGATAGAAATGGTAAAGGTGCAGAGGTTCAAGAATTAAGCGGAAGTAATTTAGATAAACAGTATCAAGAGGTAATGAAGAATTTACGTGAGAAAGTTATTATCGCTCACGAAATTAATCCTACTTTAGCAGGGCTTGCAACAGACGGAAAGTTAGGAATGAGCCACAGTAAAGAAATTCAACAAGCACATGAACTTTATATTAAGAAGTGGGCTATCCCTGCACAGGTTAAGAAGATTGGACTACTTGAAAAAATGTTTAGTTTAAAAACTGGGCAGCCGGGTAAAGATTTATTTAAGATAAAACAACTAGACTGGATAGCTGAGGAATTAGACTACACTAATCCAACTCTTCAAAACATTTTATCGAAGGATGAAATTAGAAGTTTTATTTCTAAAAAATACAATTTAGAATTAACCTTAACACCTGTAACACCTGAAAGTCAAGTGCAGCAAACAGGTAACGAGTTCATGAGTAAGTTATCACGCCGTCAAATCAGTAACATGATGAGATTGGTTGATGACTATGAACAAGGTAAAAAGAATTTAAACCAAACAATCATATTATTAAAGGCATTTGGGTTAACAGAAGAACAAGCTAAACAATTCATTAACTTAGATATTAACGAAGGTACAACCGAGCCAACACAAATGAGTAAGTGTGGATGTAATGTTAAGATGAGTAAGGATAAGCAAGATAAAGAGAACTTGTTTATTAAATTAGCTTACGAGAATGCACATGATATTAATGAAGAGGATGAAGTATTAGAAACATTTGAAGTTACTCCGTTAACAATGGATATTAACTTAAGAATGGCAGCTCAACCAAAGTTTACAGTTAATCAATTACGTAATGCTATCTTAACTCAATTTAGAGGTAACCCCGAAATAACAGCCGAAGAGATTAGTGAGTTGTTTGGTGTTGATGTTGCTTTTGTTCAAGAACAAATAGAGTGGCTAGTAAGTAAGCGTTTGTTAGATAGTAATGTTAACGGTCTTAATCCAACTGATAAAGCCTTAGATAAAAAGAATAAAGAAATTAAAGAGGTTTATACAGAGTACTACTATGACAAACGCGAAGGTGTGAAGGGAGCGGTTATACTACCAACAACACGCCAATTTTGTATTGATATGTACAACTTGCATAACGAGAATAAAAAAGCATTGACATTAAAACAAATCGAAAGAATTAAAAACGAGTTTGGTGATAACGCTTGGGATTATTCGGGTGGGTTTTGGAATGACGGTAACGAGATTCAAAAC